TGAAAAAAAAAACTTATAGCTGACAGTGTAAAACTCATTGGAAATTGTTTCATTGTTTCCGCTTTACTCTCTGTTGGCTGATAATCTTCAATTTCATATCGTCCATATACGTCTTGTGGTCCAACAAGAGGTCTATACAAAATACTCATTATGTGTTCCATATTATTTAACACATTATCGTTGCAATAGGTTTCAAGGTCTATAAATTCGCCTGTTGTCATATCAGATAAATTTGGTATGAATCCATATTGTTTGCCGTTAAAATCTACAACCTGTTCAAGCTCATCTTTGTCAGGATTGTACTCTGTTATTTTTTTTAGCTCCACAGCTAATCTCTCAACGTCTTTCACTGATAGTCTTATCAGGTGTTCAGGTTTTATTCCACATAATATAGTAACACTGTCAAGCAATTTTTTTCTCTCTGTTTTATCACTGACGATATTTTCGTGATACTCCTTGTATTGTTGAATTGTTATGTCTGACCAATCAGTGGGGACGTTTACTTCTATCTTCATTTCATTAAATATAAAAAAGGTTCATTTTGTTTTTAAGACAATTTTTTTGTCTTCTAAGCGTGTTTTGTTTCCTTCGTGTCCGATTACATTCAAACTTTACAATCGTTAATTTCCATTGTAAAAACCGTCAAATTTTAAAGTTTTAAATACTGCGGTTGTAGTTGCTTTTGCTAATATAATTAAATTACATAATACTTACCACTGTGCGTTGTCATAAGTTTATTCAAACAAACATATCTAACAGCGTCACAACTGTGGTTATGGGAGTCAATCGGTTTATTTAGCAACTGACCGTTTTTGTCTGTAGACCACTTGTAATGTGTAAACTCTTTGATTGTGTTATCACTGTTCTTTGTTATGTGTATCTTGTATCGTCTCATTATATCAATCCCCATTTTAACACTGTCTGTTCCCTTCTTGGCGGGTTTGATATTGAATCCTTGTCTGTATATCTCCTCAATGCTTTTTGGCTCAGCGCTGTCACCTATTATTTCTGTTTGTCTTGTGATATTTAAGTCTCTTAACCTTTGACAAATATCTTGATTTGTTAGTCTTTTTTCATAAACAATTTCGTTCAAATACAAATTGTTATCATATTTGAATACCTCTACCACTGCGGTTGGGTCGTTTGTAAATCCAAAATCCATTCCAATTCCCACAAGAGTTGCTTTTTCATTTACAGTGTTAATTAATTGAAAGTTTCTAAAAATTGTTTCAACGGCTAATCCTATCTCACCAAGACCGTACACTGTCCAATAATTGTCGTCAAGGTCTTTAAGTCTTTCAATCTCATTTATAGTTTCTTGTGGTAAAAAAGGATTGTCTAAATATGTTGATTTTATGAAGGTTGAATCATCTCTTGGAATTACTTTGTCATATATCCAAGAATATGGGTCAGAAGGATTGTAGTCAAGAAAAATGCGCTCAGTGGTCCTTAGTATTAACTGTTGGAAGTCTTCCCAATTAAATTCATTTGACTCATTACACCACAGATAGTTTCTTTTACGTCCTCTAATCTTCTGTGGTTGGTCAACACTGATGAATTCAAATTCGTTTCCGTTCAGATGATATGTCAAGTCAGATTTATTGTGATGTTCAGGATTGTACAAATCAAGTTCCTCTAGTATATGAAACACGTCTTTGTATGCTGTTGCCTTCAAGGCAGGAAGCGTTTTTCTGCATATTGTGAAGACCTTACCTGTTGTTTGTAAAGCTAACACAATAAATAGTTGAGCAAGAGAATATGTTTTTGACGACCTAGTACCCCCCTGATTGACGACTATTCTACTTGTGGTGTCATAGTTTCTCTTGAAAACATTAGTTGTCTGTAGGTCTAGTCTTCTCAATTACGTTAATTTTGATTTCACTTATTTGTTCACTGTTAGATTTTAAATCAATTTCTTGTCTCTCCACATATCCTCTTTGTTTCCCTTTAGTCTTGAGATAAAATATGATTGACGTTTCTTTGTTGTTTTTTATGTTGTCTAACAGTTTTGATTCCACATAATCAAATTGTACATTTTGTAATTCATCAACACTGTTCTTAAAATCTTCATCTGTTTTAATCCAATCGTAATATGTGGTACGACCTATTCCTGAGATTCTACAAGCTGTTGATACTACACATAAAGTCTTTTCAAGAGCTTCAAGCATAGCCTTCTTTTTTATGTGTTCGGATTTGTTCGGTTGTTTTGTCATAATCTTTTGTGTTCTCGTTGTTTTTTCAATTCTCTGATTCGTAGCAATTCGTCATCTACTGTTTCGCATTTCCACATTTGTTCCAGTGTATAATATACTATTGTGTATCTGTAACCTTTTGCGTGTGTTTTTATTATTGGTGTAACTCCGTGTATAATTTGTTGACCGTCAAATATCAAAAGATAATCGTTGTCAATTTCAAATTTAAGATTATATTCAGGACATACCAAACGTCCTCCTGTTATACCGTTCTTAAAACACAGCATATTGCTTAAAACACCTTTAAAATTGCCTTTGTCTGTATGATATCTTAGCTGATTATTTTGGTTTATTATTCCTGATGTAAAAGGCGTATCTGTTATTGTCCAATCTTTTTTCACCTTCTCTTTCACTATTTTGTAATGTTCTTTTAGTATATGTGGAAAGTATTCTTGATAGTAATTTGTTAGAGTTTTGCCGAAGTTTGTTATGATACTGTGTTGTTTGGGATAATCTCTTGCTGTTGTTACAGTGTTACAATAATCTTGTCTCAGCACTCGTCTTGGCATAAATCCGAACAGCTTTGATTTGCCTAGTTGTTTCATATATGATGTACGGTTTGATTTAGCGTATTTCATAGAACGGACCGCCCAGTGTACGTCTTCTGTGTTCTCTTTTATCTTTTTGTATAAAATTATAGGTTGCCCATTGTAATTTACAAGAGTATCTTCATTGATTAATCTTGTGGAGTCCTTTTCTGTGGCGAATTTCTTTTTGTATTCTTTTATATCAAGGATTTTATAATCTTTGTCTGTTAAATTAATTGTATTCATATAGGTATTTATTTTGAAAGGTTTCCGCGCGAAAATCCCATAACACAGACCAATCTACTCCTTTTATGTGTTTGTAATGTTCTATCTCTTTGCCTAGTCTATCAATGTAATATCCCACATATCTTTTGCCTAGTCTATATTTTTTGTAAGCGCACAGTGTAGTTTCTATTTGAAATATATCTCCTTGATGTTTTGTTTTTATGCTGAGGAATTCTCTCTGTAATGTGTTAATCTCTTTTTTTGTTAGTTTCTTTTTACTGTGGTGATTCATTAGGTCTGTTCTTCCAATGGCGTAAGCTAAACCGTTGCGACAAGATTTTGCCTGTGATAAATCAAGGGTGTGAGGTTCGCATTTTAGGTTTGTTATTCGGTTCAAAGTATCTAAGTAGTTAAATAGTGAAAATCTGCCAAAATAAGCAATTTTAAGAGCCTTTTGGTATGTTAGTTGATAGTTGTATTGCTTATCGTCTTTTATCCCGTTAAAGAACAAATTTTGTTGGTTATTTTGCACTAACTGTTTATAACTGATGAAGCTCTTTACAAACTGATTATTGCTCTTGATTCTTAATCTGTCTGTCTGAAATTTTAAATGTGGTCTATTGTTTGTCCACCAATTTTGTAATCTGTGTAAATCTACGTTTTGATAATCAGGGAATTCATTGTACATAAAAAATACTGTTGGAGCACAGTAACAGGTCCCGTACAAAAAAGCAATCCAATATCTCTGTTCCATATTTAGCTCAAATCTGTTAGCTATATAATCTAAACAGATGATTGATGGGTCCACGTCCCTAGCTTTCATCATATCGTTATGGTATTCAGTGTAGGATTTAATACTCATATCTTTTCAGTGGTTCTAATTCTTCACAGTCCTTTATTCCTGACCTAGCAAATATGTCTCTTGTGGAAGCTATGTAAGTACAATTATTGTGTTTTGTTTGATAGGCAGGACGGTTTTCATTCCTTATTGCGCACAATCTGTTATTTTCAATATATACACAAGCAAAGGAATAGTCCTTGTGATTTAATATGTTATCATCATATAATTTTTGTATCAAAACATATCCGTCATTTTCGTTGGGTATTTTGACCTCAAACTCACTTTCCATACCGATTGTTGACTTCATAGACAAAACGCCATTAAACGCCAAATTAATTGCCTTAAATTGTAAAGGCTGGTTGTTATTTAAGTCTTTATAGTCTCCACTTGTAGAATATCGGCAGTGTCCTATTAACAGTGTTGTATCAATGTTTTTAATTTTATTAATCATCTTTTGTAGGCTATGTGTTTTGTAAGTCTCTATATTTCCCTTGTGTAAATATGATATACCAAAACAGTGTAGTCCTCTTATTTTTGACTGATAAAATATGTCTGATAAAAGTTTGTTGTCAATATGTCCAATAGCTCCAATGATAGAACACATTACAATCCAACACCGTTACTTTCGTGTTTCACTGATTGTTGTAAGTAAAAATCTATACAGTGTTTTATTACTGATGAATTATCGTCTGTTTCAATTTCTTTCGCCACAATATCTAGTTTCGCTAACATCTCTGGGTATTCTTCACTGTCGTAATACAAAACAATCTGTTTTATTTCGTTTTCAAGATATGTGTCAAGCTCCTCTTTTAAATCGTTTTCTTCAACATCAGGCTCGTCACCAATAGCTAGTTCCCAATTTTCAAATCCCCACTGTATTAATTCTTCAGTGTCAAACACGTTTGCTAACATATCAAAATCAAACTGTCCAGTGTTTTTATTTAACCTAACATTGAGCTCACGTTCTCTGTTAATGTCTAAATCAACCTCAACACAGGGGACCTCTTTATATCCCAAATCCTTAGCAACTCTGACTCTTTGGTGCCCTCCTACAATAATGTTTTTACGTTCCTTGTTTACGTTCACAATAATTGGGTCTACAAGACCGAAAGTTTGTATTGATGTTTTAAGCTGTTCATATTGATTTTTTTTCAACATTCTCGGATTGTAGTCCGCCATTATCAGTGTACTAATTTTTTTATTGATTATTTTCATTGTTATTCATTTTAAAATTATCTTCCTTGACCTCTGTATTTTTTCTGAGGTTTATTATTTTTACTGTGTACACCTTTGCGTTTTGTTCTCTTTTTTGTTCTGTGTATGTAACCTGCTCTTTTAACCATTGTCGCAACTTTTTTCGTATACTCTTTTTAAATTGTCAAGGATTTTCTGATTACATTTTCCACAGTTATTAAATTGTGGAGGTGAACCAAAAGCGCTTGTGTATAATCTTTGTAACACATATTTTTGGTCTTTTGTTATCTGATTAGCTTTTTCAATTTCGGGTACAACTTGTTCATATATCCTCTTTTGGTCTTCTGTAAAAGGCGTTGTATTTTTTATATGTGGAAACATAGCATTTAGTTTTTGCCTTCGTTCCTCACAACCACAATCGTCTCCGAAGATTTTTTTCACAATTTTTTTTATGCCTGTTTTTTCTGTGAATTTATTGATGTCGTCTCCTATTCCTTTTGATTTTACCATATAGCTAAGATTGTTAATGATAACAACAAAAGTACCACAAATAAATTTATTATTGTTTCAATCTTTTTTTCTTCCATTGATATGTTTTTTTATTTTATTAATGCTGTTATATAACGTGTTTCTGTTTATTCCTGTTGCTTTTGATAACGTGTTGAGAGAATGTCCCCACATTGTGTATAACTTAAAAACTTCTGCGTCAAACCAATTACACTGTTGTAAAATTTCTTCAGCTTTTTTTATGTTTATTTCAAGAGTTTCTTTGTCTTGTATTTCGGTATCTTTTTTGTGAGGAATTAGCCACTGTTCGTGCCAACTATTCATATCAAGATTGCCGTCAATTTTCTGATAATACCTCTTGTATTTGTAAAAAAATGGAGATGTTTTACTGTGGTATTGATTTACCATAATTCTCACAATATAATATATCAGTGTTTCTTCTCTGATTAATTTACTTATTTTGTCGCAGTCAGATTCGTAAAGAATTAAAACGGTCTCCTGTAATAAATCTTCACAGTCATTGTTTTTTGTAATTTTCTTTGAAATATCTTTTAATTTCTGAAAATTATCTTCAACAAATATATCTAGTATTTTACACATAAACTAGCTAACAAAGGTACATATTTTTTTAACTCCTTAAATTCCTGTGTTGAAATCGGGTGAGTAATTATTTCTAACACTGATTCGTTTTTTCTTAAAAACGGCAGTATTTGTTCCTTCATTAATGTGTTAGTGAACGCAAAATATCTGTGTTCAATTATATTTCTGTACAAATCTCTGTAAATAAAATTCATTTCACGACCTTTGTCAGTGTAAATTGTTAACAATAGTTTGTTAGCATTCATTTTTTTCAGTGGGTTTTTAGGTTTACTATAATTTTTGTATGAGTAAAAGTTCATAATTTCTGTGATAAGTATTTTTCAATAATTGACACTGTTTCATCATATCCTTTGCTTACACAAGCATAATATCCTCTGTTATTTAAAGATTTTATCCATTGTTTTTGTTCTTTTGTGGCGTAACACTTTTTGTCTTTTTTTAACTCAATAGCTAGTCCACTGTAACTTCCACAAGGTTCGTAAATAAACAAATCAGGAAATCCTTTGACGTATCCTGTTGCCTTCATCATTTTTGCCATATACATTGATGACACTCTCATTCCTCCCGCAGACGCACAATATAACAGCTTAGGGTATTTTAAATTGAGGTATTTTATAACCTGTGATTGTACAAATGATTCTCCTCTTAATCTAATCATCATAAAAAGTTTCAGAGGCGTATCCCTTCCAACAATTATCACTACAATATCCGTCTTCGTCCCACTCAGGAAATTCTTCACCACAAAATTTACACATTGCGTTTCTTTGTTCACAGTATTCGTAACATTGTGAACACATTTCTATATCTGTTATTACAGGCGCTCCACAACAATTGCTTTCGCCTTCGGTTTCAAGATTATATTCACCTATCAAATCAGGTCTTTCATATAACTTCTGTTTCAATTCTTTTTTCATTTTTAATCTGTTTAAGTTTTTGACTATCTTTTAATGCCCACAATAAAAAACTTTTATTGCAAAACATACATTTACTGTCTTTTACCAGTGTCATTCTTTGACACCTGATACAAAATCTAAATATCTGACTCATATTTTTATGTGTTTAATTATTACTGTGTTCTTTTTTTTCTCCATACCTGTCCTGCTGTTGGCGTATATACTGACTCCCAACCAATGCTTTTCAAGTGTTTATAGTATTTGGTTTTTTCGTCTTCGTTCGGTAGCCTTCTACAAAATTCTCTGTCATAATACTCAGGATATTTGTTTTTACCACCTCCTGAACCATTAAAATTGTTCCGCGCCCACCTTCCTAATCTCAGTGACGTGTTCCACGTTTTTTGCATTTCAAATCTCATTTTTGTACCACTGGGATTCTTTTCACTCCAATACTCTATAAACTCATCAAAATGGTCTTTATACTCCACATATTTTTTTACATCAGTTTTAAAAATTTCAAATCTAGTCTCTATATTAGAGATTTTATTTAAGTTGTTTTTATTGTTATTCTTATTAATAGTTTTCGACTTTTTGAAATCTTGTTTCATAAAATCCTGCAAACTTGTTTTTAAAATTTTCTCAACTTGTTTTGCGTAAATCTTGTAATGAGTTTTAGCGGGTATACCTTTGACTTTTGTTTTGCAAATTTTACCACGTTTTAGCACTTCTAAGGCACTTTTACAACGATGATTGGTCAATCCTGTATTGACGCGAATATCGTTTGCCGTCTGCCAAAAAAAGCCATTATTTTCATTTATCAGATTATGTTCCTCACAATACAGATGTAGCTGTAATAAATGAGATAATAACACTGAAGCGTCTGTTCCAAGTTTCCTGATTAACTCTTTGTTGACAATCAAATAATGACTTGTGGTTAGTATATTATTCATATTCTTCATCATATAACTTTCTGTCATCACTCGGTAAACCTTCAACCATACTTTGCAACAATTCAGGATAATTTAGCAAAATATCTCTTTCATCAGAATCTAATACATCAAGGTCCTCAAGGTCGCTCATAACCTCAGACAATTCACTGTAGTCGTATCTTATGTGGTCAATCTCTCTAACATCAATATCGTTGATGTAAAATTCTTCACACACATATTCCAAATCAACAGAGGTATCAATATATATGTGTCCGCATTCAAAATCTCCATCAACCAAACAATCGTTTATTTTCTCCTGTAATCCTTCCGCATATTTGAAAACGCTTTCAGTGATACAATCGTATAACTTCCAATCTCCACCATAATGTATGAAAAGTTCGTAACCGTCTGCTGATGATTCCTCTATAAATATATGATGATAAGCTCCATTTTTATATGACAACGCTGTGTCAGAATTAAAATCAAAGGCAATATCCTTCTCAAGCTCAACCAACTGTATATATGATTCAATTTTTTCTCGTTTCATTTCTGTGTTTTTTAAGTTAAATACTGACCGCCATTTCAGGCGGTTTCGGTCTTATGACCTCATCAGAGTATTAAAATGGTAACGGTTTGCTGTTATCAGATATTTGTTTGGTAAATACCCACTGTTCAAATCTTTCAGCTCTTTGCATAATAGCTTGTTCGTCACTTGACTTTCCTTCAGCAATAGCTAAATCAACAGCGCATTTTAAAACACACTGTCTAACAATGAATTTTTGAGTATCATCATTATTACCGCTGTAAGAATAACTTGATTTTGAACCGTTAAAATCAGAGCCTTCTCTGAAAACTTTGAATGTTCCTTTATCACTTATTGTGTAAGCAACTTGGTCTCCCACTGATAAATAAGGATTGTCTCCTGTTTTATACATTGTTCCACCGTCTCCGTTCTCCATTGATACTTCAAATACATACATTTTTTTACCGCCAAACTCTGTCGGTTCCATTGGTCTAACTTCTGTGACCGTTGATGAATCTTTTTTCATACTTTTTATAATTTTTTAGTTAATAAGATGTCAGTAATTTCTGTGTTTAGAATGGCGCTGACCTTCACCATTTCTGTCAGTGTAAAATCTTGTGGACTTTCTAACTTAGTTTTCAGTGTAGGATATGTAACACCTAGTTTTTCTGCAAAATCTTTCAGTGTTATTTTATTTTCCAATCTGTTTAAAATCAAATAGTCTTTCAATTCTTGTCCCGTTTTTATTCTGTAATTTTTTTCAATAAACATAATATAATTTTTTTAATTAAAATCTTGCGATTTAAGGCACTCAACCCACTCTAGCATATAATTTAACACGATATAACAATAAAATAGCTTAGAATTGATATTTTGTGCCTTATTTCGCATTTTACTTCTTAGATTCGTATTGGCTCAAAGCCTCTTTTACATCGTAGCTCCTTGCTCCAATGTACGAATTGTAATTTCCATTGAATATGTGATTATCAATAGCTTTGTGGTCGTGTCTGTGTTCTCCTCCCTTTTGACCAAATACAGACTCCATCATAAAATCATCATCAGAAAATAATTTTTTTATCTTAGCTAACTGATTGTCATTCCACTTAATGCTGTATTTAGCAACCTGTGTTGTTGTTTGAAATCTGTTAGGGACCTCTATCATATCTGTGTTAATATCAAAACCGTCTTTGCGTAATTCAAAAACTGTTGCCGATATTCTTGTGTTGCCTAAATCCTGTATTGCTTCAAGACTTGTGATAGAATTGAATTTATATAAGTATTCAATAAGTCTTGTGTAATGAGTGTATTTTCTTCTGTTAACTTGAGTTTTCATATAATTTATTTGTTGATTAATAACAGACAAGGGACCTTGTCCCCTGTTTCGTCCTTATGGACTCGTCAGTGTTATGCCCAATTATTTTCTCCGTATCTTTTCACAATTTCTTCATCATATATCGTAGATTTTCCATTTTTTTCAATATCATTTCTGATAACGTCCTCCCACCAACGGATTCCTAATGTCATACGCTTAACTGAAAAACTTGGTATATCATCATTGTGAACATAAAAAAACAAATCTTGCCTGTTTTCTCCATTGTCTAATGTTATTTTTGTGATAATTACAGATTCAAATTCAATCCTTGCTCCCGTTTCTAGCTTGAAAAAGTCTCTTAATTTGTCTGATGATTGCCCACCTAAATTGACGCCTTCCCAAACACATAATTGTCTGTAATCGTTTTCTAACTTGTGTACTATTTTCTTGTTTTTCATCTGTGTAAATTTTTTAGTTTGTAACAGACCGCCCACTTAAAATATGACTTATTAACCTGTGGACGGTTTCGCCTATAAAAGGCTCATCAGTGTTACTTATTCAATATAAATTCAACCGCTTTCTGTGATTGTTGAGACGCAAAAAACACTTCTTTTTCATTATCCTTCTTTTTTAAATGTGTTATCCAACCGTTAATGTACGCCTGTGAATTTGTCATATCGTCTTTTGGCTCTAAACCTAAAACACCACATAAAAACAACGAACCTAATTCAGCAACAAGCTCCTCTTTGGCATACTCCTGTTTTTTCTTTGAAGGAGAATTTACAGTGGCTTTCATTAAAGATTCTCTGTTTAGTATTGATTCGTGTCCTGTACTGTGTATCATTTCGTGAAACAGTGTTTTATAGTAATCGTCAGACCTTCCTGTTTTATCAGTAAAATTTTCTTTGTTAGGCATCTGAATATGGTGGCTGTTTACTTTGTAAAACGCTCCTGTTCCACCGTGTTTCAGTGTAGGTTTTTTAGGCATATTTGCGTAAACCGATTCTGCGTCAGTGATAGGTTCAAAAATTGTATCTTTTACAGCTTCATCTTTAATCTCTTGTGGTAAATAATCTATTCCCTCTGTTTGAGACAAATTATATACAGTGTAATATCTCTGAGACCATACAGCATTAACACCTTTAGTCTTTTTGTTTACACCTGATGGCAAAGATTTTTCATTGGGGTACCACTTGTCTTTGTAGAAATAAGAACACAAGGAATATATGACAGGAAATCCTTCTGCGTCTTCGTTCAGTGTACCACCAATCTCTTTGATTTTTTTATATGTGATAAACTCAGGAGTGTTAAAATTGTTTGTCCACATAGCTATCTGCATTAACCAATAGTTAATTCCTGTGTAAATCTTTTTAGAATCATAACTAATAGCGGGGATATCAGGTGACATTCCGTGTTTTGTACTCCAAGGACGAACCCAATTCAAGCCTTCCTTCTCCAATCCTTTCACAATATTGTCTGTTATTATTTCGTGAATTGATTTACCTGTTTTTTTTCTTGGTGTCCATTTAAATTTTTTAGTTTTCATATCTGTGTTAAATTAAGTTTTATTACTGACCGTCACAAGGACGGTTTCGCCACCTTTCAGTGTTGCTCATCAGAGTAATTAAATTAAATCTATTGCTGATTCACCTGTTATGTCCCCGTTTTTGGTAATTTCATAATTTGGGTCCATACCTGATATTTTGATGTCGTCAATTAAATCTTCTATTGTTGTAAATTCTTTTGTGTAATATACACAGTCTAAAGAGTAAAAGTTTTCAGTGTTTTTCATTGTTATATGTGTTAAAGTGTTAGTTAATTATTTCTACAAAGGTACGTAAAAAAATTTTAATAAACCTAAAAAAATTTTAACTTTTTTTATCTACCACATATAGGAAATTAACAATGATTTGCTGTGTAAATAATTTTTTTTATATTTGTGTAAACTGTGTAAGTTTAAGTTTTCTATGTGAAAGAGTCGTTGCCAATTCGGTTTGACGGCTCTTTTTTTTTAAATCTACCAATGGAAATTGACGATTGAAGCGTGTGTCACCTTCTCGTACAACTAAGGGTGTAAAAACCTCTTAAATCGCAAAAAAAGTGGCTTAAAATTGAAATTGTATATTTAGATAATCTATGAAATTTGCCTAGATTAAGGCTCTGGCTGTGGTATTCACAATAGTTTTGTTTTTTTCTTTGTATATATCAGCAACCATTTCAAAACAGCCTAAAGGCTTTGGAGGACGTCCACGCTCTATGTGGTAATCCATATATCCGTCACCATATTCTTCTTTGTAGGTCCCTGCTCTTAAATGAAGAATGTTTTTCAGTTCTACATTGTTACGAACGTTAAGCGTTTCTACTGTGTAATACATCTGATATAATTCGTGTACGTGTCCTAGAACAAAACAGTCCGCTCCACTGACGCTTGTCATAATACGATTATTTTGTATTGTTCCTTTTGTCACTGGTCCTCCTCCTCCTGAGCCGTGAAAATACTTTATTTTATATGTGTAACCAAAATCTCCTTTTGTGTAATTATATTTTAAAACAAACCAACCTCCATAACCTCCTGTGTATATTTTAGATTGATTTGTGTAATTAAATAAATCTACAAAACGCTGTAATGGGTCAGTTTCTTGATGAGATAATATGCTTGTTTCGTGGTTACCATATCCTATCACTGTCAAAACATCTTTATAGGGAGACCACCAATCAACAGCGTCACTGATAACAGCGTCAAGATAATTTTCTTTATTGTGTTCAGGTCTGATATTGTTTTTACGTTTTCTTGGGTCGTATTTTCCTTGCATAAGACAGAAAAAATCACCATTAATAAACACAGGTATTTTATTTGCAAGTGCGTAATCCATATGTTTTTTTAACAGAGACCTATCACAATGAGGATTATCCCAGTGTACATCAGACATTATTAGTATTTTGTGTTGGTTTAAATCTTTGTAATCAAAGTCAAACTCTAATCTGTGTACGTTTCTGTTTAATTCTTGTAATTTCATTTTTTACAGCATTTGTTATTATTTTCAAAAAAAGATAAACACAGAGGCAATACGCCAATAGCACATAAAGTAACTATCTGCCAACTAATATCTTCATTGTTAATCTGAGAAACGGCAGACAACACAATAAGTCCCCCCAAGGACCTCTTGGCTGACCACCGTTTTAAATCTCCTTTTGTCTTAAAAATCTCTGTTAAATTAATACCTGATAACAGGTCAAGAATTTTTTTATTTTTCATCATTATTTTTTACCACTGTCGGCTAATCCCTGACCTACAATCAGAGCTACAACAGCATATAAAAACTTTTCAACCTCTTCTGCTGTTAATCCTAGCCAATCAGACATAAGAGGTACCAAGATAGCAACTATTGTGTACCAAAATTTTCTACTAGCAAACATTTTTTTCAATATATCAGTGTTCATAACTTAATTTTTTTGATTAATAATTAGTTCAAAATGCGGTAAGTCAATGAAAGTTTGGTCAGTTACTTCAGTGTCGCTGTCCCAATCACCTCCCCACCTTAATCTGTGTTTAATTTTATTTTCTTTGTGTAGTTTTTCTGCTATTCCTTTGACGAATCCGCCAAAAAAATACATTCTTTTTGTGTTATTCCAATCAATAGGATATGGAACAACATCAAGAGCCAATGAAGGCGTATAATTGTGTTTACCTTTGATTTTTACTCCGTCAACTTTTGAGAATCCCTTGTGAAACAATTCTTGTTGTCTCTCAATACTTCTGTGTCCTTCTATAACTTTACAGTCAAAATACTGTATAACTTCTAGGAACAGTGTTTGTAGGTCCGCGTGAGCGGATATTAATTGCCGTGTACTAGATTTGCTAAATTTGGGCATTTTTATTTGTTTAGCCGTGCTTTTATCCAATTGTATGTATCTTTCGCCAACATTCCCGCAATACCTCCAATAAAACCAATTAAAACTGTTTCTATTAAAGTTTCAGTGGGCACAGCGAATATACTGAATAAATTTCCAAAAACAAAACATTGTGTATATTCAAATTTTTCCATTGTTATTTTTTCTTTTTTATGACAGGCTGTAATGAGTAAGGATTACAGACGTTGCCCTTCCGTTCATTTATTATTTCAAATCGTATTCTATCAGTGTTGTCAAATCTGTCAAGGCTTGTGTTTCTACCAATAGACAAAAACGTTTCATTAATAAAATCATCGTAATAACAGATGTAGCCTCGCGGTTTTTTAACAGTGGTATCTTCGCAATTACACATAGAGTTTGCAAAGAGTTCCAAGTATCTAGCAAACAGCATATTTTCATCCACTGGCGGATTGGGTTTTTTCTTTTCTTCTGTCATAATTACATTTTAAATATCTTAACAAACAAATTAACGTCCATTGAATAATTGCCGTTTGGTTGACCGTTGGTGTTTATCCATATTTTTGCTGATTCGGGTTGCATTACTCTAGTAAAAGGCGGTAACTGTTCTATATAAGGTCCTGTTGTTTTACTCCTCATAAATCTGTAAATACTCGACCAAACATTGTCTTGTGCGGGAGCGGGAGCGCCTGTTGTGGTTAAATATGTGAATATATTATTTGTGGTTGTTGTTGAGTTATAATATCCAGTGAAAAAACACTGAATAATGACATAATGTGTTCCCGAAGGCGGTGCGCCTAATATAAGCACTGGAGTATTGTGTAAATTACTCACTTGCGCTGAGGTCAAAGACACTTTGTGCCAATATCCTTGATATAAACCTGATATTGATTTTGATGTTCCCTGAGCGCTACCAGTAGTGTCAGTGGAATCTACAATCATATATCGGTCATTTTCTCTTGCGTTTGATAAAAAATCAGCTTTGTCTGTTAGTCTTTGTCCCATATTTTAGTTGTTTGTTAAATTTCTTGATGTAATTTATTAATTTTTTTACATTTTTTGCCTTCTTTTTTCTCCAATTATTGTTGTTACCTATCATATACCGCTATTTTTTATGCCTATTCCAGACAATATAGCTTTTAGCTGTAAATTATCTTTTGACGGTCTGCTATCTACATTAAGACCACTGTAATACGCGTTTTTTGAAGGGGATAAATCTGAACCACTGTTAGTGCTATATTCAGCAAAACTAGAAGTGTTGTCAATTAAATAATCCACAAGACGCTTTCTGTAAAATTCTGCTGTATCCATAGCGTTGTTTATCAGTGGTTTTATATCATCATATGTTGCTGATGAAGATTGTTCGGTTGCTCCCATTACCACAATAGCGTTGTTGACAAAACGTATCCTCATAAACGGCAAAATTTCTGCGAAGGCAAATTGTACCAATGCGGGTTGTATATAATCTTCTAACAGTGTTTCGTAATCTCCTGTTATTGTGTCCGCGTTTACATCAGAAATTATTTTATTGTATAGGTCTGTTCCTAACACAGGTAAAATATATTTGTCTTGTGCTGTTAAAATATACGGGTGTATCAGGTTTTGGTCCACTGTTCCGCCAAGAGCGGTGTCCTTAACTAATCTGTTCGCTGATATGAATAATGTGTGTTGTATAGCCATTGTTAAAATTATTTAGTCCAAGAGGGGTGATGACCGTTGTCAGGCATTCTCACTGGAGCCGTTTTACTGTCTTCATAACCTCTTGGTGAGGGTTGATACGTTTTTGGTATGTTTCTTGTGACTTTATAGTCGGATATATCTGAAGGCATTTCACCGTCTTTTATTTTTGTGGTCTTTTTTAATCTGTAAAGGACCTCTTTGAATATGTGACGACAATACACACCTCCTTTAAATCTGAATAAATCATATGCTTGTCCCTTGTGTAAAGGTAATTTATTTGATTGTTGAAATCTTAGATTACCACTGGCACTGTCAATGTCTTCTATTCTGTAAACTCTACCACTGTCTGAAGCGCTCATCATAGTTTCGCAAAACGGTCTTGACTTTGAGCCTTTTTTCATCTGTTTTCTTGAGCCAACAGCATATCTAAATCGGACCTTGTAAAAAGATTTGTCCAAATAGCTAAATCCTGAAGGCTTAGACTCTATTGCTGTTGCAAACTCCTCTTTTTGGTGTATTAATCTATCTGCCCACTGTTCGTAACCTTCTTCTGTGCTTCCAACATTTCTGCTGTCAACCTCCTCCCATTCTTCATCAATTATTTCACCGTGTAAATTCTCTAACAGTGTATCAAATTGATTGTCTGACAAGTCGTTAAATTCTCTCATATTTTCACCGTCATCTTGTGTAATTTCTTCATCTGTTACGCCTTCTTTTATCTGTTCTTCATCAGATTGAGTTTCAATGCTCTCTAAATCAAGGAAATCAGCAGGTTTAAGCGTTTTAAAGTAAAAATCAAGGTTTATATCATTAACAGAAAAAATCTTGTTTAGAGCTTGTAAAATAGTGTTTTGGAACACTAAAATTACTGTGTTATTAAATAAGCTGTAAGAATCTCTCAATTCATCAGCGTTGTTACCAAATCCACTTCCGTCTCCTTTTACACCAAATAATAATGGTGATGTTACTCTGTGTCCTGTGAGCACTTTACGACTAACCTCTGTTGATAGAAAATTATATTGGTCATCAGCGTCATTGGTAGATATTGGTGTAATAGTCGGTGATGTTTCTTTGCCGTCATTGAACGTTATCAGTAATTTTCCCGCATTACCGCTACCACCAAATTTCTCTTGTATTTTGCGTTCTAAAATCATACGCTCCTCCTCTGTTGGTATTCCATTGGTAAAATTTAACATTGCCGAAGGAAACAAGCCTGATTTTATGTTTGATAAATGAAATTGAGCAATCTCCATATCTAACTGTATGTAATCAGTGGAGCCTAAATAATCAGGCAATCCGTAGTAAAATGTGGCAGGGTTGTATTCTTTTATCTGTAAAATTTGACTCGCTTGTGTTCTGTCTTTAGGATTAAAAGCCTTTATTGTCTGTGGTTTATATTCTTTTTTTCTTGTGTTACTCCAATCGGCACTGTAATAAAAATCTTCTATTTTGCCGTCAGCTCCACATTTACCGCTCCTCACATATTGAGAAGGTATGTGTTTAAGCTCTACAATCTGTGTTCTAGGTTTGTTCCATATTACATTGATATATGCCTGTCCGTGTAGTTTTAAGTCAAAAGAAACGTGTTTCAAACAGTTTTCGTCACTCCCCGACATAAGTGTTAGAAATCGCATATATGACTCTTTTTTTTCTGTCGTTTCGTCTTTGTCTGTTGCGTCTAGTCCTTCACCGTAAATCATTGATGATACTCCTTTTGTGATAGCGTTGTGTATTGACGAACCTGTGTATAAGCTAATAAGATATTGAGGATATAAATTGTCTTCACCAAACGACACATATTCTTTTCCAAAATCCTCTTTCACTGAAGGGATATTGTATTGAGCGTAATTTAACACTGAGAATTTGTATTGGTTTTTTTGTTTTTTCATCTTTAAAAAGTTTGATAAATTATATTATTATCAGTGTCATTAGTCTGATAAATTTTAGTTGTTGCGTAAGCCTCTGGAGAACCTGTTCCTACCACATGAGCTGGGTCCTTCTCCATATCAAGAAACATTGTGTCTTCTTTCAATAGATTTAATCCACCGCCAACAGGGTAATTTTTTAAATAGTCTTCACTTGTAACCGCGTTAACGTCTCCTGAAATCGGGTGTCCATATATTCTCATTTTATAGAGCTCAGGAGCCTTTAAAAAAACGTGTGAACGTATTGGGTTGAAATGGTTAAAAGCCGTGTTAAAAGTGTCGTCAGGAAACAAATATGGAAAAAAAGTACCATATGTTGAAAAACTAAAAAGCAAAGCGTGATTGTCCGCTAAATCATCTGGTGAATCAGGTCCTTCTCCTTTGCAAAAATACTGCGGATTAGTGGGACTCCCTGCTCCTGAGTCTCCCCAAGCATAAGCTCCTGCTGTAAAATTTGTTGTAACACCTTCCCACCATATAACAATAAATGCTGTATTTGCAAAGTATTCATATGGAAATTTTTTTTTCAACACATCTATTTTACTCATTAATCCGCCAACACAAATAGTATTCACCCAACCTCTGTAAGTTCCGTCACCATAAGGTGGGTCTGCTGTTACAATTCTATTTGTGCTCAGTGTATAATGCATTATTGTCCTGTTCCAAAGTTATTTTGTCCGTATATTCTAACAGTGTCACTGTCGTTATTTGTGTATGAGTTTGTTTCAACTTCATATATTTTTGTACCGTCTCCCGCAACATTGTTATTTCCTACCCAAACCAATCCTGTGTAAACTTTTGTTAGTCCTGTGGTGTCAAAATTAGCTCTATCAGTGTTTGGGTACATTTCAGCGTAATACATACACTGATATACGTCAGGTTTCCAACGTCCAAACATTCTCTGTGTATCAACAGGCGTTGAATCAGGTCCGTACGGATATAATCTAAAATTTGTAGCTCTATCAGTGGTTACCGCCCAATTGTCAGAAGCGTCTCTCCAATAACCATTCACATAAGTTACTGTGTTAGATTGCGTATTTGTTAATACACATAAAATCGCATTGTTATGGTCTTCCAAATCAATGTTGGTTTTATCTTTGATTGGAATTGTCACATAAGAATATGCGTCAACTTGAGATATCGTTATCACTGTTTTTAGTTTTTTTAGTTACTTTTTCAAAAAAGACAGACTTCCAAACATCTGGCATTCCTTCTAAAACGCTTTGTGGTAATTCACATAACGGTTTATTGTAATGTGGTGGAATCTTGTTTTCATATTCTTTTTTAATTTTTATCATCACATAGTTGTTTTAAATAAGTTAAACATTCTTCACTGTTATTAAATTCTTTGTCAAATTTATATTTTTTTACTCTTGTATCTATTCTTTTTATGTGTTGCTCCGACTGTTTGCTGTTTCTTTTTTCGCGTCCTAGTCTTCCGTCACCATTTATTTTTAACACTGTTGGCTTAAAAATATCAAAAAACTTCTGATTCATAAACCTATCTCCTTCACATATAATGGTATATTTTTTATTCACTGTAAATAGGTTAAATTCTTGAAAATCTTTAGCAATAGCCATTGACAGCTTGTCTGAGCCTTCAAACATTGAACCGTCATATTTGCCTAAAATCATTGTTGTTCCGTCTTCCATATACCGAAACAAACCTAATTTACACTGTTGAAACTTGCCTTGTTCAATGATTTTCTTCATTACCCAAGTTTTTCCAACTCCACACGAACCTATTATTTGATAAACCATATATTCACATTAAATATAAAAAAAGATTTTTTGTTTGGTGTCTAGTTAATCGGTATTAGTTTGGTATAAAACTTGCAAAATAAGGCGCTTTTTATTGCTTTTAAGCAAGTATTGAGACAAATGTACATAAATTATCAGGACCGATACTAGAATTGCTTAAAATTGTTATATAAAAAAAGGACATACCAAGAAATGATATGCCCTCTTTCAACACAGAAATAGAAAACTTCTTTACACTGGGTCTATTGCAGTAGCGGATATTGATAAATTTGTGAGATTGTCAAAAGGATATCCAGCTGTTAAGACTCCTGATGTTTGAGCTCCCATAAAAAACGGAATATCTTCCTCACCTGTTAAGGTCAGTGTAAATCCTGCCATATCTCCTCTTGCTGTTCCCGTTCCAATAGTACCGCCTGATATCATACAACCGTTTTTAAAGCCTATAAACCAAGTTTTATCATTGTTGTCTAACACTATTGCGATAACTCTTTGGTCACCAATTTTTTTGAAAGCCTCAACCGATTTTACGTCAAGCATATTAAATACTAACTCAGCTGATTGTTGATAGAACGCTTTTGCTCCTGCTGTTGCGTCTCCGTTAGCCACTGTAACAGTTAAGCTAGAGGACGAAGCTCTCAATTTAAATTCAAAACACGAAGTGCCTGAAGGCGCGTCATCTATTTGAAAGTCGTCAGTGGTATCAAAAGTGTAGTCCTTCCAAGCGTCATATTCCCAAGGAATCAGAAACAATTTTTGTATTCCACCAATGCTATTTTGACAAGGGACATTCCTCCCTGTTGTTAATGTACAAGCCATTGTAAATTTATTTTAAAAAGTTAAAAGGTGGTGTATTTCAACCACCTTTATACATCTGTTAATTATTACGCTGATAAACCGTAGAATGTTTCAGCAATAACTCCTGCTTGAATACCTCCACTGAATCTCATTGATAATCTTACATTATCTGAACCGTTGATTGGCGTTCTATCAATAACGTGGATATTTGTCATATCGGTCATTAAATTTGTTCCAAAATACAAGTTAGATTTTCTAGCTATTACACAAGCGTCATCAGGCATACCGCCACATACCGCTATTGGGTAACCTAGATAATTCATTGGTTTTTCGTTCACATAGTATTCGTTCACATAACCTGCGTTTGCTAAATATCGTTGATAAAATATAGACGTTTTTGGTGAAACGTAAATTGTTAAATCTTCTTTGTTTAACATTGCAGGAGCGTTAGTTGTTACTCCTTCAATCATTTGATTAAAAACGTGTATCACTGTAGATTGGTCAATACCACCCGCCGCCGAACCAGTGAGGGACACTGTTGTTCCACTTGCAGGAATTAATCCAGTAGACGCTGTTGCGAATCCTTGAAAACTTCCTGAACCTGCTGTTCCGTTCCATATACTGTTTTCTACACTCTCAGCGACTTTTTCAGCAACGTAAGACAATAAAAACTCCTCAAAAGTTGGAGGAATTCTGTCATCATATAACGAACCTGTTGCTTGAGCTTCCCAATCGTCACGAAAATTGCCTTTGCAAAGTTCTGTGTTCACCATTAATTCTGTTGGTTGTAATACTCTTTCTGTCAGTGTAACTACACCGTCATCATTCCAATCACAAGCTCCCGCTTGAATCAAACCGTCATCTGATACGTTTTTAAGGACCGCTTTGAATGGGACGTTTTCCTTGATAGTCACCCAATTATTTGCCAGTGTAACTCCTGATTTAACAGCAGCACTCAGATACGGCAGGGCTAATTCTCCTGCATAACTACTTGCTGTTACTAACGGGTTACCCGCATTGAAAAAATACTTTTGTAATTTGGGATTTATTTGCTTAAAATCCTCTGAAAAATTTCTTGTAGCCATTGTTTTTAAATTTAATTATATTCTTGTTATTTTGTTGTTAATCATGAATTTTGCTCTTTCACTAGTCGTCATTGATTTTATTTCACTTCTTGAAGGTTTCGCAAATACTTCTCTTTTTGCTATTCCTTCAGGATTGTGAACGACTCCTTGTGTAGCGGGTGTATTTTCAAAATCTGAAAATTTTTGTTCAACGTTTTCTAGTCTTGTCATAAGTTCTCCTACCACAGACGAAAATTCAGACAACTCAGATTCTCCTTCAACAGTTTCTTCAGTGTTTTCTTCCACTGACATTTCTTCTTCAGGTTTCTCCTCCTCCATTTTCTTTTTAACATACGCCACAATTTCTTTTGCTTTGTCTTCTGATGGAATTTCTTCAAATTCATCATAAAGCATTTCTTCAATAGATTTTTCCTTGTCTTCAGTTTCTTCCAAATCCTCCTCTTTTACCTCCTCTTGTTCCACTGTTTCTTCTTCATCTCCCATATTTGTAACAAATCCGTTTTCGTCCACTGTAACTTTGTCCCCACCTTCCAGTGTATATGTTCCTGCTCCTAGTGGATATGCGTTGCCGTCATCTTCTAATACCTTAACAGATGAACCGATTGTGAAACTGTCGTCTTCTGTTGCTATAATTCTGCCGTCATCAAGTCTTGATTCAGCGTAAAATTTTACATTGTAAACTTTGCCCTTTTTTGTTTTAGTAAGCAAATCTTTGATTTTGTCTATTGTTGTAGCCATTGTAATCTTTTTTTTAAAATATGAATAATTAATTATTGTCTGTTTCCTATCTGTTATGTTTAGTTTTCTTGCTATATTTTTCTTGTGTAGCGTCAGAGTGGTCTTTACAAGGCATAAACAATTCTTCACCGTCTAATATGTGTTTATGTACACCGTCACACTGTAATATAAATTCAGCGTAAATTTGTGCCTCTTGCTCCGTTTTGAATAAAGGCATACCATCTAATGAATGAACAGCAGATAGTTCCTCTAGCAACAAATTTGACAGCTTATTCAACACGAACGGGTCCAAATTAGTCTCCTCTTTTTTAGCTTTTTTTGACATTTTCTCAATACGGTCTACAAAAAATCCTTCTATGCTAAACCCTTTCACAAAACCTTCTTTGATTTTCTTCCATACTTCGTCATTATCAACTTTCATTTTTACAAACCAAGTACCCACAGGCATTTTAAATCCGTACAGTGTTGATTTATCTCTTGTTTTGTCTTCTGATATCCAAGATTCTACCACTGACAAACCGTCTATATCAATCTGATGTTCATATGTGGCGTTATTAATCTTCAAACCGCTCATATAAAGTTCTTCGGCTTTCACAATAGTTTCAGGAGTAAAATACACATCGTATTCTTCGCCTGTTTCGTTGTCATATCTTGGTATTTTTTTATCAGGAATCAATACGGCTCCCACCAATATCTTTTTTTCTTCGTCAGCTTTCGCCAATGATAAGAAATTATCATCTGAAAAGTACACAAAATCCTCTTGAATCGCAGGAAATTCCACAAGGGATATTGCCTGTACGCCAAATTTTTCACTGAATTCGTCTATAAGTAATTCAACAAGTTTCTTTTTATCTGCCATAATAATCTGTTTTTTTTATAAATATAAATTTTTTCATTTTGTTTACAGTGTAGCTTGGAATTCTAGTTCAGATTGTAGCGCTTGTGTATCGGAAATGTCTGACTCTACCACATACGCTTGTATCGGTTGTACGTCTTCTGCTTGTGGTATTAACTGAAAATCTTCAAAATTACCTGATATTGCGTCTTGTTGTGATTCGTTTTGTCCTGTGTTTGATACCGAAGGTGGTGAAAAGTCAGGAGTGTCCAATGATAAATCGGGCATATCAGGACCTTCTACACCTGATAGAGCTTGTTTTGCATTTGATATACCAGAGGCAACCGCTCCTACCATTGTAGCAATATATCCTGCAATTAAGAATGGTGCCGCAGGTCCTCCTGCATTGGCGGCTTTACTTGCACCACTGATTGCACTAGCAATAGCCATACCACTGTCAATCGCAATACTTGCAACGGCTGTGGCTTTACCAAGTCGTGTTCCTTCACCCGCTATTTGACCAAGAGCAACTAACACTTTCTGTGCTGATTGTACTTTTAGTTTCCACAGTTCTTCTTGCTTTCCTTTTTCAGTGTCAACTTCTTTATCATCATATTGTTTGTTTATTTGTCTGACTTTCTCATTGTAGTTTTTTGTTAGCTCCGCTTTGTCTAATCCGAATTTGTCTGCTGTTTCTAAAAGATTTGTGTAATGTTGGTCTGCTTCATATAATTCAAGTTCTCTTTCGGTCATTAATTCTTGATAAACAACAGATTTTTCTTCATCGTCCTCATCTTTCCAACCTGCCTTCAATTCTTTCATTGCGTCCCTTTTGGCTTGTTCTATGTTTGCTGTTTCTGTACCTGCAATTCTTGCCTTATCAAGTAGGTCAGTGTAATAATTATCTAGCTCCTGCAATTCTCTGTCTCTCTCAGACATTCCAACAGTGGACAATTCGTTTTGTAGGTCTCGTTGTTCTTGTAATAGTCCATTGGTATTTGTAAGCATTTCGGACCGTTGTCCTGTGATACGTTCCTCAAGGTCCATAAGCTCTGTTTCAGCATCAATAACAGCTTTTTGAAATTCTATGTTACTTTCATCAGTGGCTAGTTTTTCTTGTGCTAGTCTCAGTTTCCTATCTGCTTGTGCTTTTTCTTTGATAAATTGCTCATCTAAGATTTCGCCAAGTCTTTCATTAGCTTGAATTCTCTCATCAATAGTTTTTGAAACATCGTCTCTGATTTGTCTTTGTAGTTCAGCGTCCCTTTGATAGGTCATCTGTAATTTTCTTTGCTCACTTTCGGCAATACTAACTTCGTTTGTTAAGTTTTTGATGTTTACGGCTGTATTTACTGTCTCCTTAGCAAATTCTTTTACATCTGAAACAGTTTTCTTGACTCCCTCTTTAAACTTCTTAAAACTGAAATTTTTGATTTTATCTTTTAACCTTGTGATTGTTCCGCCAAAGTCCTGAAAGCCTTTTACAACACTGACAATTGTCTGTGTAATTTTCTTAAAGGTGATTTCAAGCGTTGTGGTAACCACACTTAAAATGTCCATTACAACTTGGTTTTTTTGCATAATATCCCACAAGTAATTTAATGCTTGTAACAGAATAGCAATCCCCATAGCTTTCATTGATACACCAATAGCGTCAAATCCCGATTTCATACCTGATAACGTTTCATTGGTCTTTTTGCTTGAATCTCCTAAGTCTTTGATTTCATCAGAAATACCTTCCATTCCATCAGCTATATCGTCAACACTGTCTTTTACGTCTTCCATACTTTTTTGAAGACCTTCTGTTTTGACAATTAACTCAAATATCAGTTTTTTTGACATAATATAATCTGTTTTACGTTATTCATTAAGCGCTTAAAACTAGCGTGTCTGTGATACAAACCGTAAGCTACATTGTAAATATGGTAACCGTATAATTTGTTTGCTGTTAGTATTTTTATCACTGAGGGAGCGCTTTTGCCGACTCTGTTTATGTATTTGTGTATTTGATTTAGTTCCATAACATATCTGTATTATCTTGAAATTCTATCTGTTCTAAATTTTGGAACATAGCGCCTGAATTTATTGATGTGCCTGTCAATTCGTGTAAAGATTGTATATCATAAACAACTTCGCCTGATACGTTGACTTGTGTTCCTGCTTGTCCGTTTAGATATTGAACAGCAACCATTAGCCTGTTATCCTTTGTAGGAATAACCGCCATTTGTGGATTTAATGTTATTGTTGTAAGCTCACTGTAAACCGTTGTCCAATCTCCTATTGGAAACGGAGATAAATGTGTAACAGCTCCGTTTTTAATTTTGTACGACTGTGTACCCGTTAAAACAGCACATTTTCCTACATCAACCGCTCCTGATACAACAGACACCATTAATTTAACGTTTATCAGTGTAAACGTATTCGGTTCAAGTCTCACTTGATTTCTAGCGTCTCCCTGTACTCTCAGTGCTATAACTTTTTCATCTCCACGCCTTGTGCCCATCACATATTCTTTTATGTTTTCAGCATAAAATCTTACAACTTTGCATTTTTCTTCGTCCTCTTTTGGTGGTATATATAGACCTGTTTTTGTGTGAAATCTGCTCAGTGGTACAGGTTTTCCTCCGTATTTATGTGTTGTTCTGTCAACGTTTCCTTTGCTTTTTATCATTGAATTTCTGTTGAGTCCTGAGCCTCTAGCTTTTTTGCCTCCTCCGTACACATTACCGATTTTGTATGATTTACCACTGTATTTATCTGTTGTAGAAGGTCCATTGTTTATCATTATAGACATCATCATTTCAGGAACATCGTTTATTTCCTCCAAAGGTCCTCCAGTTCCGTTTCCTGAATTTGCAGGTGAACAAATACCAAGTCCTGTGCTCTCTTGCGTCAGTGTAAAATATCCCGCATTATTTATACAGCATTGTTCTGTGGTGTTTGTAGTTAATATCCCGCTTGGATTTAACCATAAAAAAGCAGACGATTCTCCCGAACCTAATGTGTATTGATAAATGTAATCACAAGAGGGTTCAAGATTAGTTCCTTCAGTGATATCTAAGTTGCCCAACAAATCATTACTTTTTAACAGTGTAACTTTAGTTGACTTAGAATCTCCAACAGTGTAACTTTTAACTTCAACGATTCTCCAATATGTGTCTTTCAAAAAGATTTTATCATTGAATTTAAAGTTTGCTATGTCGCTAGAATTCAAATACAAATACACAGTCATAATCCTAGAATCCTCATTGTATAATTCGTTCAGATATTGTTTCCAATATGTGTTGTATAAATTAAATGATGTTCCAACAGTAGCTATTCCAAACACTGAAGATTGTTGAATCCAGTCTGCTGATACGTCTCCCCAATATAAATTCCTTGATGAGGTTTGTATTCCGTTTGTGTTGTCTAGCTCATAAGGGGTACACAGTGGAAATGTATCAAATTGTATTCTCTCTAAAACATAACCTCCGTCAACAAAAATCTTGTGTAGCCAAAAATTTATTTTTACATCGTTTGGTATATCCATTGGAGTACCATTGTAATAAAATAACATTGGCGGTGTAGTAGTGTTCACAATAGATTGTTCCTCGTCAGTATATGTGTACTGTTCTTGTACCACTAATTTTTCAATGATACTGTCGTTAACTCCCCACCAATCATTCGGTATTTGTCTAACAAGATATGGTGTAAAAATTGGTTTGTTTTTTAGCGTACCTTCAGAAACATAAGCGTCAAGGGACCTCCTGTAATAATTCCCATACACACTTAATTCGGGCATTTCATTGGTAATCCATTTATTCAATAAGTTGTCTGATTCTTTGTCTGAGAAACGAATCTCTTGTTTTTGTAGTTTTGTTGTAGGTCTGACAATAATCTCTTTTTCTGCGTCTATTTTGTCTGTCCAATACTTGTCCTCACCTTTGCCGAGATAGTCGCTAAACGGCTCAATTAACACGTTCGTTGGGTCTTCTGGATTCGGTTCAAATACCAAATTAAATCTCTCTGTTAAATCTTTCAGAAAATCTTTCTGTGTAATGCTTGGGTCAATACAAGGCGGTATTCTAACCTTTGGTGTTGGAAACACAAACGGGTTTACATCTTCCATTGTAGGAGTAGCCACCAATAATCTCCAACGCTCACCTGTTGCTAACGTTTGACTTGTACCGATTCCCACCTTGCTACCATCTAGTGAACCGTCACTGTTAGAGATTCCTAGACTAAAATAGAATTGGTCTGAACCAATATCTTCATCAATTGAAAAATAAGCAAAAGTTGAAAAGAAATAATTGCCCGTTCCCAGTGTTACATTTTCTTCATTCCAATAGTAGATTGTTTCCCAACCAGGGTTGACCAGATTTAATTGTATTGTTTTTGGCACGTTCGTAGCTCCTGCAACCGAATTATCAAGCCAACAGGCGAACCATACAGACACGTTTGTTCCCACTGTTGGTGAAAAAACTATTTGGTCACCATAAGAATCTGAAAATTGAGGTGCTGTTAAAACGTTTCCTCCTGTGGCGTTACCTGTAAAATATGTTGGGTCATTATAGTCCCAGCCTGTGTTCATTAAATTAGAGCTAAGATAATAATCATTGTAAACAAAAAATTGATTTATGTTTGAGGACGGTTGAGCGCATACCCACCAATTTTGCATAGCTATATCAGGCAACGTATTGAAAATCATTCCCGCGTCAACTGATGTCCAATCACAGGTCGTCATATATAATTTTCTGAAATAATCAGAGTCTAAAAAATCAGATGTCCAAGTGAATCCCGCTTTCGCAAAGATTTTTTGTAACACTGTTCGTAATTGTAATGCAGGAGCAAGGCTTGTTATAAGATTTTTTTCATCTTGTGTAAAATTCATTATCACGTCCCCGTCAGCGTCAAGGTCATCTCCTGTGTTGTTTAGCCAAGAATTTTGTTCATCATCAAAAATTAAAGGGTTTCCCCGTCCTCTGATAGGGTACAAAACTTTTGACATATAATCTCCTGTTGACAATTGGTCTCTTATATAATCGTTGTTAAGATTTTGCAGTGTAGCGCTCCAAGACTCTTTTGTTGCTGTTTCCGTTAAATCGTGATTCAGGTCTGTGTCGTCAAGATATTGTTCTGTGGTTTCGTCATAAGTTTGAAAAGCTCTTTTTAATGTTTTACTTCCTATCACTGTAAACAACGTACTCATTTCACCAACAACAGCACAGTCGTAGTATTCGGCTTTCATAAAGATTCCCAACAACTGAAGGTTCCCTGATAACACTAAATTTCCACCAACAGTAATATCACAAGAGATTTTATCATTTTGTGAAAACACAAGTTTTTCTCTATTTACATTATACCAGTGTTCAAAGAATTTATTGTTGTCAGGAGTAAAGGGCAACTTAAAAGTCTGTGTAAATGAAGAGGACCTTTTTTGAGGTTCTTTTATATCAGCAAATTTATAGTTAACTGATATTGTGGATTTTTCATCTACATCTAAACTGAAAGCTCTTGTGTCACCAACGGAGTCGGTTTCATCAAGTCTTCTGTACGCTCTTATTTGTATTTGTTTTTTAGCCATATTATCTTGTTAAAGAATCGTCACTGAAAGCAAACTCAATGTCCATTGTAAATTGTACCAAAGGATTATCTGATAAAACGTCCTTGTGTTCCTTTTGCATATTAGTTATTGAGACTGTTTCACAGTGGTTTCTCACTCTTGTTGGATTACTTCCTGCGTCCCAATAAGGCACAATTTGTATTAGCGGTGATTTTATTAACCACTCTAAATATCGGCTGACGCTAGTTGTTACAAATCCTGTTGAAATTGTCACTTTTCTTGTCGTTTCCTGCGTGATAACGGTCTTTATGTCTTTATGCTTGGTTGGGACATTAAATCGTTTCTCCCACATTCCTTGTATTTTTTTCTGATATTTCCTTTTGGAAACAATTTTCTCTCTCCTGTGTTCTGTGAAATTAAAATAGTCCCAAGCTCCCTTGCTGTTTATCCAAGCTAATCTCACATATCGTAAAGACGTGTTATCAGGTGAAGCTGTTGTTCCTCCCTGTGTACTAAATTTGTTGCAATACTCTTGATTTAAAGCATATTTTTGATTCAAAAAATAATAAATGCCTGAGCCTTCGTTTGTACCGCCATCAATTAATTGTACAGTGTAACAAACAAAACCTGAAACGTATCCCGACAGTGTAGAGTTTTCAGTTTGTAGAGCCAAATTCATTGGTCCAACTCCTGCGTGTATTAGTCGCTCATAATCATTAACAGCACTAGCGGGTTCGCAACCACCGTTAGCAACAGTGTTATCTAAATACTGTGTTACTCCTGTTTGGTTTCCGTTTATATTATAAAAATTGAATTCTAATCTATCACTGTAACTATCGTTTGAGTACGAATCAATGTCTGCATTTCTGTAATTTAAGAATGATACAGTGTGATAATCTCCTTCGTTAACAAATTGTACATTAGGAAGTAAATTGTACGGATTCAGTGTAGATTGTTGATAATAATCTAGCCTGTAATCAGTTAACATATTTTTAGTCGCTGACTGTGAATCGTGAAAATTTAATCTAGTATTTGAATCTGTTAAATATGTAGCTCCAAAACTTGATGTAATAGGATTTAAATTGATACACGCGTTCACATAATACTTTTCATCAAAAATAGTATATGGCTGAATGTTAGGCGGTTCTGTGGGCGTTGACGCGTATTCATAACCTCCCACAAGAGTAATTTTTCTGACGATATTATTGTTTGTTCCAAAAGGTTGTCCCGCATATGTGTCTGTTCCTAGATGGTGTATTGGTGTTAATTTATTCGCCATATAGTTACCATTCAGTGGATTAGAATTATAATATGTGTAATCTAAATATGAATTGACAATATCCTTTATATCAAAAAAAGCTCTCAAATCTTCATCGTTATTTGTTCCTGTGGAATAATTGTTTCGTGCTTGTTTCAAATTAGCTATAACGGGACCTGTGGCGTCACCAAGATGTATTCTCAGTGTAAACTTTAATTTGTACACTGTACCCATAGCGTTTGTTTCGGTTAGTCCTACCACAAGATTGTCATACTTATTTGTAGCAATAAACGTTATTGCTGTTGAGGTTCCCGTGTTTCCTCTTGCGTCTTGTACCCAAGTTAATGCCATTATTCAAAAAATTTAGTTAATTGTTTGTGCATAAATTCTGTTAAATCTTGTTCAAGATTGTCCATTAATCTCTGTTCTATATTTGCGTTTTGTCTTATAACAGGAGTGGTAAAAAATCCGCTAAACGGCAAACCTCTTGTTGCTATTGCCCTCCCTATCATAAATGAAGCTGATTTTATGTTTGCTGAATCTTTTTTGATGAATCTCCCTTTTGCGTCTCTGAGTTTAATCGGCTTGTCTTTTATCCATTTTTCAACAATACCTTCTTTGATGTTTTTACCTTTGAATTGAAATCTAGGCTTCCAACCCATCATTTTATTATTCTTGCCCACTGGTTTCTCAGACCTTGCCCACTTGGGACTTCCTGTTTTAACACTTCCGTGTACTCCACTGTCTACAAAAGGCACATATTTTTCAGCTTTACCAAATGTAAATCCAACAGTGTATTCGCCTGTTTGTTGATTAAAATTAACAATGTAATCCATTTCTTTGTACAGTGTTTTTGCTTTGGTGTTTCTTTTACGTTTACTCAAGATTGCTCTTGAATAGTGTACAACTTCTTTGCCGTACGTCTGAAACAACTGTGTTGTGTTAGGTCCTTCTACTCCTGAACCTTGATATTTGAATGTTAGTTTCTCTGACATTATGTATTATCTATTTGTGGTACATCACATAACGAATTAATGTTGTTACACTCAATGCTGAACGTCCCCTGCCACCCTGTTAACATATTGTCAAAACGTGCGGTAAAAGGCTCTAAATTGATTGGGAGCTGTAATTCAACTCTACCATTGACCCAACTTGTGGAATATAAATTTTGATGATAATTAGCAATAACATCTTTCATACACATAAGTAAACTTGAATACACATCGTCTCTGTCCGCTAAGTCTTCTCTGATTACATCACATATTAATACGTTAAAAGCATATGTGGTCGTTGAGTCTCCTATATCTGTTGACAAAGGCTCAATGTACAAAAACGGATAATTGTTGAGACCGAGTTTTGACACGTCAACTTCATCAAGAGGACCGTTTTGAAATGATTGTAAAATATGGTGATTGTCAGCAATCAATTTAAATTGGTCCACCATATATCTGAAGGTGAGGTTGTTATATGTGGTGTTACTATTATCAGGCATTACACAATACTTTTTTGTTGTTGTTTTTTAAGCTCTCTGTTATAATCTTGTTGATAACACAAGAACGTCAATGTTTCATATATTTTTATTTTTGTAACAGTGTTTATTTTTAAAATATCCTCATTGGCTAATCTAAACAATATATTATACCAACCCCATTTCCCGTCCATTGTTTGCTCATCTACTTTAACACTGTTGTCTTTGTCTTCTTTTTTTGCGTTGTTTTCGAACAACTGTTGGTATCTTGTAAAAGTCTGTCGCCTAAATGAAAAAAAAAACTTATAGCTGACAGTGTAAAACTCATTGGAAATTGTTTCATTGTTTCCGCTTTACTCTCTGTTGGCTGATAATCTTCAATTTCATATCGTCCATATACGTCTTGTGGTCCA